TGCAGTGTCGTAAGAAGGGTGCGGCCAACTGGGGTAACAAGAGCAAGAAATGAGGATCACGGACGTAATAACAGAGAAGTGTTGGAAGGGCTACACCAAGCGGGGCATGAAGACCATGTTCGGCAAACGTGTGCCCAACTGCGTCAAGAAGGAGGACGTGGACTTCTGTGTCAACTGCGGTGGATTGGTTTTCGCAGAAGCACTGAACGAGGACCTCAAGAAATGGTTCAAGGACAAATGGGTACGTTTTGGTCCAGATGGCAAGATCAGGGGCGACTGTGCTAGGGGTTCCAGCAAGGAAGGTAAACCCAAGTGCCTACCAAGGAGCAAAGCGAATGCACTGGGCAAGAAAGGCAGGAAGTCAGCGGCGTCAAGGAAACGTAGAGAAGATCCAAAAAAGAACAGACGTGGTAAAGCCAAGAACGTGAAAACAAAAAAGTAATATGAAATTTATAATTGTAAACGGAACACTGAAACCAAGCACAGAATCAAACACGTCAGTTGTTTGTGAGATGGTCAAGCTAGGTTTTGAAAAATTTGGTCATGAGTGTGAGATTGTAAACACAGCGGAACTGAACTACAAGAACAGTACAGAAGACGAAGACGATGAACTACGTCCAGTGATACACAGGATGATACAACCAGACATGGCGGGCATCATAATCGCCACGCCTATATGGTGGGGTATGTTCAGCAGTCACACACAGGCACTGATCGAGAGACTGGACTACATAGACACATGGAGCATTGACGGTAACGATTACAAACCAATGTTTGGCAAGGTGTTCGGTAGCATAGTGTCAGGTGGAGTGGACGGTTGGCAACACATTACAGGCACACTGGCCAGTTTCGCATCTAACCTAGCACTGACGACACCACCACTGTGCAACATAGAATCAGAAGCACAGGGCAGAGATAATATTTTACAAGATTCGGAGACCATAGGCATGGTCAAGAGCTTGGTAAACAACATGATTGTTTGGGCTGAGGCCATGAAAAAAGGTGACGTCGCAAAAAGAGCCAGACACAAAGGCAACGTAGAATAATGATAAAACAAAAACATAAAAAACATAAAAAACAATACCAAAAAGAATACACTACTTTTGATCCTAAAATACATATCAAAAGAGGTTCGGGATATCATATGAAACCTAATGCTCCTGATCAAGATTTAAGCGGGAGACAGTTAGCAAACATACTAGGCTGTAAATAAATACTGATATGCATTCTGTTTTTACCAACCAAAAATATATTAGCGATAAACAACATTTGACGCAAGCCGGAACAGTAGACAGCGATATGCAAAAACAGTCTCCGACTAGTGCTGGTTCTAGAGGACTTAAGAAGATCGATGATTTTACTAAAGCACCAAATCAAATAATGAAACAAAATTATTTCTTTGATGATATCAGAAGTCTTATTAATATTGTAGACACATTCCAAAAAAAAGATTAAGCAATATAATGTTGTAGACAATTTCTTTTGTCTATTAACTTATCGTGTTTATACGTTCCAGATTTGATGAACTTCTGTTTTAGCACTCTACTATACATAACAAATTGCTGAAAAGGAACTGTTTCAACATAAGCAAAATTGTTGTACATGCCAATCCAAGACCCCTCGGCAAGATTACAATTTACTACTGTTGACATGGGAGAGACATATACATGATCATTTAATGTACTTTTGCTATGTCCTATCTGTGAAAAATGTTGTATAATAACAAAATCTTTTAATTCACTAGGTCCGCCAATATAGGCAGTTGGACAAATTAAAGTTCCTTTACCTACTGTTGCTTCTTGGTGTACAACAGCATTATCACTGACCAAACTGATAAAATTGGCCTGTTTATTTTTTGATTTAATTGTATTAATAATCTCCAATTTAAATGCTGTGTTGCCACTAGCAGTAAAGTATTGGTGACTATCTATAAAGTCTTGAGACATCAAGTTAAACTCTTCAATAGACATTAATTTACAATCTTTTTGATTCTTTAACACATTATACACTTCTTTGTTTAATTCGGTGTTGCCTACCAGGCACACAGGATATCCGTTGTCGTGATGTGTCGTGTAACTTAATTTAGATTTGTTTAACATTAATCTTTTAAACTGTGTGTGAGGCAGGTTCCTGGATCTAATAATTTGTTATTTTTATATGTTCCGGAGACTTCAAATGTCTTGTTTAAAGTTTTACTGTTCATATAATATTGTGACCACTCTTTTGTATTTGCTCTAAGAAATCTACAGTTGTGTCCGCACCACGTGCCTTTGGCAAGGTTGCAATCAACAATACTAGTGTATGGACCGATAAAACAATAATCTCCCAAAATACTTTTTACGTGACCAAAATGACAAAAATGTGATATGATGCAATGATCCCCTATGATAGTAGGACCTGCTGATGCTACAAAACTGCATACCAAACTATTTTTTCCTATTTTGAATTCAGGATGTAGTTGTGCAGATGCCGACACAAAACTAACAAAGTTTGCATTCTCGACAAGTTCTTCGATTTTTTCAACAACCATTTTACGAAAAGATGTATCTGTCCCTCCAGTAAAATATTGATAATTTTTTTTATCTTCTAGTTGTACAAATTCCTCTACCGAGATTACACGTACATCTCTCAAATGATTTATACCATTGTACACCTCCATGTTCCAGGCAGTTTTACCAACTAGTAAAATAGGTTTTAAATTATCGTTGTGGATATTGAACATAAAAAAAATATTTATGGTGTGTTCTATATGTTTAAATATAAATATGAACTTTGCTAAATCAATTTTTGAACATGAAGATATTGATAACAAAATAGCATACATTGTTGATAACGAAAACATTACCTACTCTCAGATCAAAGATAATGCAGTAAAACTGTATAATTTTTTAAAACAACAAAATATATCTGCTGGTGAAAATATTGTGCTTTTAGGTTCTGACAGTCATTATTTTGTAAGCATGATATTGGCCAGTTGGGCGGCCGGCGTGTCTACCTATTGTCCTACTCCTAGTTTTTCCAATGACACTATAAAAGTATTATGTGACGATTTAAAAGTGACCCACATCTTTTGCAATGCAGAAAATAGTAAAAACCTGAAACAAACGTTTAGCCAACAAATTGTTGTTGTAGATGAGCAATTAAAAAAAAGTGTTGGAAATACAGAAATCGATTTCTATAGTTGGAAACAAGATGAGACTGCTATGTATTTCAATACAACAGGATCAACAGGAATACCAAAACTTATCCCACACACAATGAAAAATGCTGTGGCTTATGCAGAAGAATGGGCCGATGCCCTGCAGGTTAAAGCAAAAGATACTATATATTGTTGTCCAAAAATTTGTTTCAACTACGGATTTGGTATTTCTCTTTTGGTAACACTTTTGAAAAAAGCAACTGCGATACTTCACAAAGAATCAACTAATCCTAAAAAAATTAAAGAAATTTTTGATAGACACAATCCTAGTTACTTTTTTATAGTGCCGGACATAGCACATATGCTAACAATTAAAAAAATAGCTATAAATTTTGATCGTGTAAAAAAACTTATATCTGCAGGTGATCATTTACCAATTAAAATAGCAGACAAGTTTGAGACCTATTATAACAAAAAAATATTAGACACAATTGGAATGGCCGAAACATTTGGATTTTACACAATAACAAGTGATGCCACACAAAAGAAAGGCACACTGGGTAAACCAATGCCAAACGTTGAGGTTAAAATTATTGACGGTCTAATTCATGTAAAGACAAATTACACAGCAAACAGGTATCTGTCTGGTGGGGAGAAATCTTCCGATACATTTAAAGACGGATGGGTAAAAACACGTGACAAAGGACACATAGACAACCAAGGATATCTAGTGTTTGAAGGAAGAATAGACAATCTTATCAAGATAAAATCTAAATTTGTTGCTCCGATCGAAATAGAAGAGGCACTATTGCATTATCCAAACATTGTTTCCTCGTTCATTTTCACACGTAAAGACGATAACGGGTTACCGGTGCTGTGTGCCAATATTGTGTGTGATACAGACATAGATATACTAGACCTGAAAAAATTCTTAGCACAACGTTTAGAATCACATAAAATTCCAAAAGATTTTTATCAAGTGGACTCAATCAAGACCACATACAACGGAAAGAAGATAAGACAAAATGTATAACTTTATACCATATTACTCAATCCTGCTTATTGCTGTTATAAGTTTAGTTGCAGGACTTTATCAAAACAAATACAAAAATGACGATCAATATTTTATAGGAAACAGGAACACACATTGGATACTGGCCGCTGTAAGTATATGTGCCACTTTCCTTTATGCTAACGTACCTTTCTTTATCATAAAATGGCAACCTGTGTACGGATTTGCGGGAGGAATCTGGGTCACCCTTGGTATTGTTATTCCGTTAATGTTATTGGGTATTGTTGGCTATAAAATTGCTCAAAAGAAAAACTATAAAAAATTTTTCAATCTGACAGATCTCATACTAGAAAAATCAAAAAGCAAAAAGTTATTATACACATTTATTTTTGTTTACGTACTAGCGGCAATCTATAATTTAAGTGCTAATCTCACAGCATTGGGATTTGTAACTGAATATTTCACTAGTGTAAATTATGCTTTAATGACTGGAATATTCCTGGCCGCAGTAACTCTATACACGGTGATTGGAGGATTCACTGCTGTTGTAAGAACCGACTTCATACAAATGGCATTTATACTATTAGGGGGTCTGGTCACAGGACTTGTTGTAACAGCAGACATATCGTCACCGTCACAGGTGATATCAGAACAATTTGGTAATTTTTTTGATCCAAACATTGTGTTCAACATAGGACTAACAATAATGATTATCATATTTGGATCGGCAATAACCGATAATGGATTATTTCAAAGAATATTTTCAATAGGCTCTAGCAAAAACGTGCTCAAGGCGTTTGGCCTAAGTGCAGTTTTATATTTTATAGCCTGTTTTGGTGTGATGATGATATACGGAGGTTGGCAAGCATCGGGTATAGATTCTGGAAAACCAATTTTTTCAGTGTTGGACACTATAAAAACACATAGTAACACAATGATGTTGTTCTTTTTTATCACAGCCATGATTTCCATGTCTGCCAGCAATTTGGACTCGGTTACTCACAGTATAAGTTCTCTCCTTTCTAGATACTTTGTATCAACATATTATCAAAAAAGAGTTGCAAACGTAATACTGCTTGTATTTGTGGTGGTAATTTACACAATAACACAATTTAAAATAGACCTTTGGTTATTGTTGACCACGTTTGGTACTGTTAGACTTACCGTGGTATTTCCAACATTGTACATTATATTCTTTCGAAACATAAACGTGTTAGCAATTTTAACTTCTATTATTGTTGCAATGATATTAGGACTATACTTGCAATCAATAGGATTCAATAAGTTGTACACTGTGGCAATTACACTATTCACACCATTAAAGATATTATTATTGTTTGCAATTTTAAACAAATTCAAGTATACTAATAAAGAACTTAAAAAATAGGAGAAAAAATGTCTGTAAAAAATTTCAATGATGCTGAAAAGCAAAAATTGATACAACTAATTAGAGAAGGTTCGCAAGTACTAGGCGAAGTGGACGATTTAAAAGGTGGATTGAGAGACACCGTGAAAGCAATAGCAGAAGAGCTTGAACTTAAACCGGGTCTAATTAACAAAGCAATCACAATAGCACACAAGGACAGTTATAAGAATCTAACAGACGACTTAGACATGTTAGAATCCATACTAGTGGCCGCAGGCAAGTTATAGTGGAAAAAGTCAGATTATTCTGGCTTCGTAGCTATGAGAGTGACCGAGTAGCGTTCTATTTTGAACTTATCAGTTTCATATTCACAGTTGGAGCCAGCCTTACATTAGCCATCACGGCCATGGATCCGGACATGACCATAGTGTACCCGGGATTCTTCATAGGAGCAGTCACACAATGTTATGCTTCATACAGGAGAGAAGCGGCGTTCGTGATGATGATCACTGGCTACTTTGCAATCATAAATGTCTACGGTTACGGCGTGGCAAGTTATTGGTGGTAGTATGAGTTACATAGACGCATTTTACAAAAAAGACCACGACAAGGTATTTGTCGTAGAGCGAGTTAAGGGCGAGCGTAAGTTTGTGGAATACGATGCTCGTTATATATTTTATTATCCAGATGTTCGAGGTAAACACAGATCAATCTATGCAGAAAAATTACAAAAAGTTCAAACAACGACACACAAAGATTTTGTTAGAGAACAAAAGATAAGATCCAACAAGAAACTCTACGAACAGGACATTAATCCTGTGTTCCGTTGCTTGGAAGAGAACTATCTAGGCAAAGATGCTCCCAAATTGAATGTGATGTTTTTTGACATTGAGGTAGACTTTGATCCAGAGCGTGGATACTCTACTACCGACGATCCGTTTATGCCCATCACCGCTATAACCTGCCATATGAGTTGGACTGATCAACTCGTTACATTTGCAGTACCACCTAAATCAATCAATATGTCATCAGCAAAATTGGCTGTAGAACGTTTTGATAATGTGATGCTGTTTGAGAAAGAGAAGGATATGCTAGACGCTTTCTTAACATTAATTGAAGATGCAGATATCTTGTCAGGATGGAACTCAGAAGGATATGATATACCTTACACTGTGGGCAGAATACAGAAAGTGTTAAGTTCAGACGACACAAGAAGATTATGTTTCTGGGGTGAAAAACCTAGGAAAAGAATATTTGAAAAATATGGCAGAGAGCAAACGTCATATGATTTAATTGGTCGTGTGCATTTGGATCTTTTAGAACTGTATAGAAAATACACCTACGAGGAAAGACACACATACAGATTAGATGCCATAGGAGAGTGGGAATTAGGAGAAAAGAAAACTGTGTATGAAGGGTCATTGGATGCACTCTACAACAATGATTTTGGATTGTTTATTGAATACAATAGACAGGATACTGCATTACTAGTAAAACTAGAGAAGAAATTGAAGTTTATAGAATTAGCCAATGAGATAGCACATCAAAACACTGTGTTACTACAGACCACCATGGGTGCTGTGGCAGTAACAGAACAGGCCATTGTAAATGAAGCACATCGACGTGGTATGATCGTGCCGGGCAGAAAAAGACGAGTAGAGGGAGAGGCAGTACAGGCGGCAGGTGCTTATGTGGCAACTCCAAAAAAAGGCATACACGACTGGATCGGATCTATAGACATTAACTCATTATATCCATCCGTGATTCGAGCTCTTAACATGGGACCTGAATCAATTGTAGGACAGATAAGACCTGTAATAACTTCTGCAGAAATTAATAGAGCCAAAGCCGCAAAGAAATCATTTGCATCGGCATGGGATAATCAGTTTGGTAGTTGGGAATATCAAGCAGTAATGAATCAAGACAAAGGTGTAGAAATTGTAGTAGATTGGGAAGATGACACATCTATCAAGATGAGTGCGGCACAACTGTATGAGATAATATTTGATGGCAACAACCCATGGATGTTAAGTGCTAACGGCACAATATTCACATATGAACACGAAGCCATAATTCCTGGATTATTAAAACGTTGGTATGCCGAAAGAAAAGAAATGCAGAAGAAAATGCATGAATGTGGAGACAATGAAATTGAACGAGAGTTTTGGGATAAGCGACAACTTGTTAAAAAGATTAACTTGAACAGTTTGTATGGTGCAATACTAAACCCAGGCTGTAGATTTTTTGATCTAAGAATTGGGCAGAGTGTGACCCTAACTGGAAGATGTATTACTAAACATATGGCGGCTAAAACTAATGAAATAATAGGAGGATCGTACGATCACCGAGGAGACACTATTATATACGGTGATACAGACTCTGTGTACTTTTCTGCATACAAACTTTTAAAAAATGAGATAGATGCTGGAAAAATACCATGGCGCAAGGAAGACGTTGTGTCATTGTACGACAAGATCGCAGAACAAGTTAATCTTTCATTTACAACATTCATGACTAAAGCATTTCATTGTCCTAAAACTCGAGGTGAAGTAATTAAAGGTGGTAGAGAACTTGTAGGATCCAAAGGATTGTTCATCACCAAGAAGAGATATGCATTACTGTATTATGATCTAGATGGTGAACGAGTTGACACAGCAGGTAAACCTGGAAAAATGAAAGCAATGGGTTTAGATTTAAAAAGATCAGATACCCCTGTGTTCGTGCAAGACTTTCTAGCAGAATTATTGATGATGGTGCTCACAAACAAAACTGAGGCCGAAGTCCTTGCAAGGATATCTGAAGTTAGAACAGAGTTTAAAGCAAGGCCTGGATGGGAAAAAGGTTCACCAAAACGTGCTAATAATGTCACAGAATATGTAAGAAAACAAAAAGAAAAAGGCAAGGTCAATATGCCTGGTCATGTTAGAGCAAGTATGAACTGGAACACTTGCAGACAAATGAATGGCGACAAGTATTCAATGCTAATAACCGATGGTGCTAAAGTTATTGTGTGCAAATTAAAACAAAATCCGTTAGGATATACCAGCATCGCATATCCTGTAGATGAATTGCGTATTCCAGATTGGTTCAAGGAGTTGCCGTTTGATACCGAGGCAATGGAAGCAACTATATTAGATCAAAAAATAGACAATCTTATTGGTGTGCTAAATTGGGACGTGCAGTCAACCGAGACAACAAATACATTTAATAAGCTATTTGAATTCTAATGCTATCAATACAAGAAATAAAACTATTAATAGAGAAATTAAAAAAATTAGAAAAAGTCGACTTTCACCAATTTGTAAAACAATTCCAAACCCATCTTGAAGACCTTGCTTACACTGTTGATTTGTATAACAACGAGCAAATACAAAGAATTGACAAGTCAAAAGAATGGTACCAAAAAGATTTAGATTGGAGAGAATCAAATCGAGAATTTTTTATGTCTCCGTTATTAGAAAAAGAAATAATCACAAAAATAAATCAATTTGCTAAAATGGGGAACAACCATCAATCCTGTTTACAAATAGGTCCTGGATACGGACATCTTACATTGCATCTTAGACCATGGAGAAGAATCTTTATATTAGATGTGCTTATTAATGTTTTTAGCAAAATTAAAAAGAAATTCAATCCCAAACATCATTTGTTTTTAAAATTTTTTACAACAGAAAGAACTGCCTGTGACGATATACCTAACAACAGTATGGCATTTGTGTTCAGTTGGGACACTTTTCCTTTTTTTACATTAAAACACATTGACGAGTATCTTAATGATATACATAGAGTGATGCTACCTGGTGGTTATGGGTTTATACACTATGCTGACTGTAACCAAGAAGCTGATCTTCATGAAGCCAATCGAGGCTACTGGAATTTTAATACTAAAGAAGAATTTTCTAAATTATTGGTAAAAAATAAATTTGAAATACTCGAAATGTCACAATTTAAACCACTTGCTAATTATGTTATTTTTAAAAAACCCGGTAAAGAAAATGTTGTTGTATATAAGTCTTTTGAAATACCAGTACAAAAATAATATTATAGGTTGATTCAATTCTAAATATCCTATATAATAAAAACATTATGATAGACATCTTAAAAGACATAGTTAAACATACACACGGACTAGGATTCTTGGATCTTGTTAAAATTACTGGCGACGATAAAGAAACATCGATTGATAGTATGGCAGAAGACAGGTCTGTAATCTTACAAGGGTCTTTTCACAAGCCACAAACGGAAATGTCTGGTACGTTTGGAATGCCTCAATTGAATAAATTAGATATTCATTTGAAGTGTCCAGAATACAAAGACAAGGCAAACATAACTGTACTATCCGGTGAGAGAGCCGGTGCAACAGTTCCTACAGGAATCCATTTCGAGAATGAAAAGGGTGACTTCAAGAACGACTACAGGTTTATGAATGCAGAGATAATCAACGAGAAACTTAAGACTGTAAAATTCAAGGGTGTTAAGTGGGACGTTGAGATCGAACCAAGTATGGCAAGTGTGCAAAGATTCAACTTTCAGGCAACTGCAAACACAGAACACAACTCATTCGTTGTTAGGACCGAGGATGGAAACTTGATTTTCACTTTTGGTGACCAGGCATCGCATGGTGGTGAATTTGTTTTCGCAACCGACGTTAAGGGAACACTTAACAAAGGTTGGAGTTGGCCGGTAGGACAGGTGCTACAAATACTTAAACTATCAGACTCAGCGAAGGTCACATTACACTTCTCTAACGAGGGTGCGATGCAGGTCTCTGTTGATTCAGGTTTGGGCAAGTATCAATACATCATACCAGCACAGGCGCAATAATGATTAATAACAGGCAAGAACATCTAGGTCCCAAAAGCAGAGACTTTGCTGTATTCTTGCCTGCTATTTCAAACTTTTATAACAC